CCACGTCGTTAATGGTAAATGTCATGGTGCCAGCACCGAATTGGTCGCCAATGTCGCGCCTACCGCGTTTAATGCTTATTTGTGTTGTGCTGTCGGTGACGTCGGCGAAGTCGCTACCGGGGCCTAACGGAAACGTGCCACCAAGTAAACCCTTAGTTGCGCTGTCAAGGGTAAAACTGTTGACGTCGTAACCCGTGTCAACCAGTAGGGAATAATTGCCGGCTTGCGCGATTGCTGTACCGGGCATTATCTATAACCAACCGTCGGTATTTCTAGCGGGCCTGTTTGACGGGCATACGCTTTAAGGCTGTTAGTCACTACCTTGCCAATTTCGGCACTAGTAGCCAACCCGCCATTAACGTTTACCGTTACCGGGGCGCCACCTGTTCGCGCTGCCTTTGCTTGATTAACGCTGGCAATGCTTGAGGCCGTAGGCGCTGGCGTCGCAATTGTTTGCCCGGCTGTTATCTGCGTAAACGCAATGTCAGTTTGGGCTTGCTCTAACAAATTTTCTAAGCGCTTAGTCGTTAGTTTCGGGTTCGCTAAAATCTTTTCATACTTCGCTAGCACGCTTTCTAAGCCCGCAACAAGGGCGCTGCCTTGGTCTACACCCGCTTGGTAGAAACGGCTTGCTGTGTCAAGCCCTAGTTTGTCTGCAACGCCTTTAACGGTGTTAACCAATTCGTTTACACCGCCCGGGCCTGTAATTGCTTCCTGCCCGCCAGCAATAAGTTCGCCCGAAATAGCCGCGCCTGCTTCGGCGCCAGCGTCCAAAACGGCTTGTAACGCGTCTTGGCTAAGTCCACGTTGTAACAACAATTCAACGTTGCGGGCATACTCTCGAACGCCTGCCACCTGATCGCGCAAACCTTCCAAAAATCCTGTGCCTGTTTCGTCGCCTGCTTCTTTAGCGCTAGAAAAATTAAAACCTTCGCTAATGCTGGTTGCAACGGACTTGCCGAAATCTGCAAATGTTTCTTGCGCGTCGGTCAACTGGTCTTTAGCGTCCTCAAGGGCGTTGCTTAGTTTGTCGCTAATAACGTCGTAAAGTTCGTTAATTGCTTTAGACGCGCCACCTGTTTTTATTTCGGTGTCTTTAAGGCTTTTGTTAAATTCGTGTGCGGCGTCTACGCCTCGAATGTGTGCGGCCGTAGATCGTTTTAAGTTTTCGTTGTACGCGCCCGTAGCCTTTTCTGCTTCAACGGTATTAGAAACAAGGCCTATTAACTGGTAAGCAAAAACGGCTATACGGCTAGACGCTTTAAAGGCTTCGGTTGCAATCATGCCCAAACCTTCGCCAATAATGCCAAACGCCCGCGGGTTACGTCGAACCCAATCGCTAATGTTTAACAACGATTGTGTAAAGTCTTCCATTAACGGCAACAACTTTTGCCCAAGTTGTGCCTGTATGTTTGCAAACTCGGCACTTAACGTACGTTGGCTATTTGCCAATCCGTCGCTGGTTCGTAAAAAGTCGCCTTGGGCGTCTGTTGTCTGTTTGTAAATAGCGGCTTGCGCGGCCAAAATCTTTTGCTGTGCCGTTAACGCACCCTTGCCGTCGTAAATGCCTAGATTTAACGCCTCTTGTTTTAGTGTCGCGTCATTGAGCAAAACACCAAAACGGCGCAAAGGTTCGGCTTCGCCTCGTAACGCTGCACCAATAGCCTGTACGGCTTCCTCGGGGCTTGTGTTATTGAACGACGCTAAATCGGTTGCAAGGGCCGTAAAGTCATTGCTAAATGTGGCTAAATCTTGACCACCTAAACCCGCTGCTTTACCAAACGTGCCAAACGCCCCGGCAGCGTCCAAAACCGATTGCTTCGACTGGCCAAGGTTTCGAGCCGCGCTTGCTGCAAACTTTTCTACCTCACCCGCGCCCTTGCCAAAAATAACATTTACTTTTGACATGCTTTCTTGCAGGTTTGACGCCGCGGTAATAGCCGGGCCAATAACGCTCTTTACAGTTGCAAACGCAATAGACAAACCACCAGCCGCGCCAGCAACAGCGGAAGCGCTAGTACCAAACTTCTTTAGTTGTTTGTCTGCAGCCTGAATACCAGTATTAACAAACGACGTAATAATCGGTATGTTAATTGCCATTATTTAACCCTCTGCTTTAGTTGCGTGTTCGTGCGTTTTTCAACGTCGGTAATAACCGATTGTATGTCTTGTTGCACAGCGTCACGGTTCTTAGTTACTGCCTTGTCAATTACACGCGGTTGGTTGCCTTCCTCTTTTGTAAGGTTGGCGACAAACAAGCTGCTAACGTTTCGCCCGGCATGGTCATAGATCACGCCTGCTGGGTCGGTTGATTGCACAACCATAAGCCGGTAAGGCTTTGCACCAAAAACAACTTGTTCGGTGTAACCGCCACGGTTGAAATCTACGTAGCGTTCACGGCTTGGGCGTACACCTACTTTAATTTTGTAGCCTTTTTGTACCTGATCGGTTCGCCAACTGGTCTCACGGCCGCGCACCAAATTGCCTCGAGCCATGCCCGACAATGGGGCGCCGTTGCCTTTGCTGTTGTCGTAATGTGCCACCATGCTGCGGGCTTCGCTAAGGATTATTTCACCGCTTCGCTGTATGCGTTTTGTGATCTTGCGACGGTAGGACGGGTCTATTTTGTTTAATAGCGCCAAGGTTTCTTGAATACCTTTAACCTGTAAAACTGGTTGCGCCATGGGGTTACCTTTTGTTTCGTTCCTTTAAAACTTTAGCCACCGTGGCTAAGTCTTGCGCGTCAAACGTTGCGCTGTACCAATGCGGCGCCCAACTTATTGCAACTAGTAGTTCGGCTAGTTGCCTTCGGTAGGTGCCGCTTGGGTAGGGTTTGGGGCCTCTTGCGCGGTTACCTCGATGTTGGTTACCTGTTGACAGTATTTGTCAAACTCGGACGGCACAACAATTTTTGCTTGCTTGCTTGCTTCCCAAGCCAAAAACAATAAGTCCTCAACGCCAATACCGTTTGCCATGTCGGCTGCTTTGCGTTTAAAGCGACGTTCCCATAGCACAATAGTAAAAAGATTCGTACTTACTTGGTAGGTGCCCTCTTGGTTAGTTACTTCAAGGGTTAATTGCATTGTGCCTGCTTTCGTGTCGGGCCGATTGTTCGGCGCTGATTATGCAACGCTGTAAGTGCCACCAACAAAAGTAATGTCAATGGTAGAAAGTTCGCCCAACGCCGCGTTTACAACTGGCATTTCAAGCAAAGCGCAATTTGTCAAGGTAAAGAGTTCGCCGGCTGCGTCTACCACTACGTCAATGTCGCTGTTGCCAACAAGTGCGGCCAAAGTTGCGTAGGTTTCGCTTGCTGCGTAGGACTGGTAAAGGGTAAGGGTGACTTCGTGGTTGCCCAATCCTGCTTGGTACTGGCGCGACGTCTGACCAAAAGTGGTGTTTTCCAACTGGTCAAAACGGTGCGTAAATACTGCTGCTGTGCATTGGTCGGTTAGCGAAACGCTGTTTACCGAAACGCCCGGGGTTGCTAAGTAAGTGCTGGTTGCCATGATGTTTAACTCTCTTTCGTTGCTTTCTTATTTTTAGCACCTTTTTTTGGTGCGGGTGTGGATACTTCGTCGGGTTGCTCGTCGTTTACTTCGGCAATAAAACCGCCCCACAAAAGGGCAGGTACGTTTGTGCCCGGTTTCGGTTCGTACTCTGTGCCAACCTCACCAATTCGAGGGCTTTTAATGATGTAGTACATATAACCGCCTTAACCCGATTGGGCTTGCATTTCAATAGTGAGATCATACGCCGCTAATTCGCTACCGCCGATTATGGCAATAGTTGGGCGGCCGCTGGTTACTGCCACGTTTTTGCCTAACACTTTTGCCGCCATGTTCATTAGCGAACGTTGCGCGTCAAGGTTGCCCGGGCCAAGGGTAATAAGGCGCACGGGAAACGTGATCTTTACGATGTTGTAGTTAAACGCTTCAAACGACGGGGCGTCAATAAAAGCGCATGGGGGCACAATGTTGCGAGGGTCGTTCACTACCTGCAAGCCTGTAACGGTCTGTAACGTGGCTGTAAGGTCGTCTAAGGCCTCGTTAAATAGGTCGGTGTAGGCAACAGGCATTAAAACACCGCGGGCCTGTCAATGCCCAACAATTGTTTAATCATCGGGCTAAGGCCCATAGACCCGCCAGCGGCTAAAGCGTCAAACCCTGCAAAGTCGGTTACTGCACCGCGTTGACGGTACAAAAACCCTGCATAAGCAACGGCACCTAGAAGCACGGACGCATTAGGAACCGTGGTCAGGCTGTCGCGATAATTTGCCTCTTGTCGTCGGCGAAAACAAAATTCATTTGAAGCCAAGCGACATTGTGTAATAAACGTTTGATCGGCGGCGGTTGCTGTTCCTATTCCTAACCAATCCTCGACTTGACTATCGGCGGTTATCCATGTGCAAGTAGGTGTTGTTGTAAGGGTGCCAGTAGCCGGGCTAATAATGACATTGTCCGCGGTTTTAGCAAACAACACTTGGTGCTGGATTGGTTGTTCGGGGTCATACAAAAAGAACCCGTATTCGTCAACGCCTAAAAACCGAAACGGTGGTAGCGCGTGGACTGTGTAAGAACCGTTAAAGGTTGCGTCTACACCCGCAAGGGTAAAAGACTGACCAACCTCTAACGGGTCTGCGTTTGTAAGTAGTACGACAACCGCGTAGTTGTCAACTATGTACTTTTGTGAGACCGAATAGACGGCCATGACGGCCTACCTTTCG